GCATAATATACATTCTGAAGTGGTAAAGACCAATTTATTTTTAAGGAGATTTTTATGACTAACCTCACCGCCAACTCTTCTGCGAACTACTCAGAAGAAATGATCGCCACTATGGTTTCACAGTACGAGTCAAACCCTACTCGTGACACTGTAGACGCACTTGCTGACGAATTCGGTAAGACTGCTCGTTCTGTTATTGCTAAGCTGTCTGCTCTTGGTATCTACCAGAAGCCTGCTCCTGCTAACAAGCGTGGCGAGCCTATCGTCAAGAAGGAAGTTTTTGTTGCTCAAATCCAAGATGCTCTTGGTGTAGAGGTTCCTTCTGCTGAGAAGATGACCAAAGCTGACCTTCAGGTTCTGGTTGCCGCACTTTCAGTACGATAATACAAGGGGCTTCGGCCCCTTTTTTCTTATTTAATTTTTAAGTCCTTCAGTACTAAAAATGCGGAGATTAGAGGTGTTATTCTCCGCAAAAAATGCGGAGATTAGAGGGGGGTTTAAAAAGTAGTATTTTTAAGGGCTTTGTTGCCCTTTTTTCTTGACTTTTGTAGCTTTTTTTAGTATAATAGGCACTATGGAAATTAAGGAGGCAAGTATGGCAAAGAAAATGATTGGAACCGTTCGTAAAGCCCGGGGTGCATCTGCACAAGGTAAGAAAACTGTGTCTCATGGCACTCATCGTGCAAAGCGTAAGCCTAATTCACCACGAGTACGATAATGTACATTTCTAGTAGAAAAGACGAACTTTTTCGAGAGCTACCTTGGAGTGCTAAACTTATTCTTTGGGAAGTAGAAGAAAGGGGAGGCACTTGGGGTGCGTGGTATTACGAAGAATTCGAGGTCGCAATTTGTGAAAGTTACGACGGCAATAGAGTAGAGTATTATGAACTAGACATTTGTATGACGGATAAAGACGTCACTGAAATTAAAAGAGCAGTGTCTACTCGAATGCGTGAAGACAGTGAATGTTGGCATACTCATGATTGTTGTGGTTGTTTGTTCTTTAGTAGGCTTGAATTGATAAGAGCTAACAAAAATCGTTGGATAGTTAAAGAATCCTGGGGTAGAAACATATGATGGAACTACTTGCTGGTTGGGGAATATTTACTCTTTTTACAGTATGTGTTCTATCCCTTGTTGTGGCTACTTTAGATAGAGGAGATGAGTAATAATGTTAAGCTATATTGAAATGATAGAAATTGCAGATCGCTTTTGGGACGGTCGCGTATTTAATATAGTAGGTATCCGAAAAGAATTGATGTATAACTGGGGCTTTGATGATGTTAAAGTACAGCGTATAATCTGGGACATGAAAGATGTGGGAGTACTGTACTAATGCAAATAATTAAGGAAGAACCAGGGGTAGTTGCAGATCGAATTAACTTTCTTTTGCGTGATGCAGTTGATAACCCCGCTCCAGCTTTGAGAGTCAACTCAGACGGTTTAGTACTAGAGTACAATATGAAAGTATCAAGTAGTAAACAGGGAAAGTTTTTTGAGAAAGTTGCAGAGTTTACAAAAAATAATTCTTGACTTTTACAGGTCTAATCAAGTATAATATCTGTATTGAATGAGGGAAGCCACGGTCGGAGAATCTTCGATAAGGCAGTAAAGATCCCAGTAAATCAGGCCCGTCTGGAGCCTTCATTCTTATTTGCGCGACGAGCTGTCAGCGCGTTTCTCCAGTAGCTACGGAGACCTCCCTTGACGTAAAGAGGTAAAACTTACGTCACTATTCTCGATAGCTTCGAGACATGGTAAGGCTCCTGTAATAAACCATGTAATCACAACTGAGAGCGAGTGCTAATGTGGGATGGCAAAGCACTTAAAAAAGTACCATCTTAGTAGTTGTGCCACTGAAAAGCACTTCCCTAGCTGAGGGACCAATATCAGTTTCCTCCTACGCCGAGAGGTAAGTCGGTGTCCAATGCGATTTGGATAGTTCGCCCCAGTATTGTTGAACAGCAATTCTTAACTGGGACAACAAAAAAGAAAAGGCGGCCAGAGAGAGTACATAGTTGCAACGCTGCTCTGGGGTAGCACAGAGGAAGGAGTCTACCATTTTAACTATAGGAGAAAATCCTTTTTATTAGCAGTCTTTAATTGCAATGAGGCGTCGAAACCCTCGACTGTGAACAGAAGGTACTAAGGGCTGGTATCCTAAACTACTAAATCCCCGTTGAGGCCCATCCTCTTCGGGGATTTTTTTATGCATATTTAAAATTAATTCTTGACTTTTAGTACACTTTTGTAGTATAATACGTCTATCTAAAAAATTTTAGATTAAATTTTATAAAGTTCTGGAGAAACTTATGTCAAAAATATTAGACTTTCCAACCAACCGTATTGCTTCTCGTAAGTTAAAAAACGAGATGCAGTCACTAAGAGATACACTGCGAGACTGTTATAACAAAATCGAAGAGGCCGGTGAAGCCTTAGAAGAAATGGAGAATGTTGTAGAAAACCTGGAAGATGAGTATAACCAAAAACTACTTGCATTGGCTGAACAAGTTGGAGTAGAAAATCTAACTCTCGAAGAACTGGAGTGGGCCTCAAATATTAAACTCGCAGCGGGGTCAGAGAAAATGCAAATCTGGTTTGAAAATGAAGAAGGAGATGAATTTGTCTTTGAACTTGAAGAAGATCCTAAAAAAGAGGATTGAAGAAAACCAAGCTATTATAGAGAAAACCAACAAAGATTTAGAGGAGTGGCAGGAAGAATACTATGTCCAACTATACGGAAGAACAAACAAAGTACATGATCGAAGTGTACAGCAAAAACCCGGAGCGGGGTACGGTAGAACTACTAGCCCAGGAGCTAGATAAGAGTACCAAATCAATAATTGGAAAGCTATCACGCGAAGGCGTGTATCGGAGAGAAAGCTATGTTACGAAGACTGGGGAGAAACCTATTACGAAAGTGGAACTCGTTGCAAGTATTGCGGATTCGCTGGGAGTCTCAGTGGATTCTCTGGAGGGTCTCGAAAAAACTCCAAAAGGCGTACTCAAACTACTCTCAAGAGAACTGGGCTGAAGAAAAGTCTAACGAAAACCTAGAAAAATACTTCAAAATTCTAGAAAAATCATTCGCCGAAGGCAAAAAATTAGGTTAAAGTAACGAATTAGTAGTTTTTTGATTTATCGCGGTTGGGCAAAATTAAGACGAATTTTGAGTAATTCAGTTTGAGTAGTTGTGACCCCATTTATTATTATTTGGTTATCGGGGTCATTGGGATTCGGTCAGAGTTTTTACATGACTTCATTGCGAAGTAGAGGTTGGATTTTTGCAAGACACTCTGCAACAACAAGCTAATCTAGTGGGTACGCACTCTCTCTCGCTTACGCTTCGAGAGTGCTTAGCGCACAAATAGCTTTATGCACAGCGCCTTGCATTGGGTATGTAAAAATCGAGACTGACCTTATTGTCTATCAATTAAGTATTTATTTTACCACACTTTTTACCATAAGTAAAGTACTATTTTTCCCAGGTATCGTCAAAAGGAGTTTCAATGAATTCTATACAATTCTTATTATTTCTCGTAGTTCTGTTTTTATTCTGGCAATTTATTAGTACACTGTATATGACGCATCCACTGGCTACAGTCTTGCTGCTAATTGTAGCGGGGTTGTACGCACTCGTAGAACAAAAATAATTCTTGACATTTTTGTTCTCTGCGTGTATAATATGTGTATAAATTTTTGGAGAAGATTATGCTATATGTAAGTGGTGCGTATGGACGTAGATACTTTGGCCCAAAAGATGCAAAAGCAGATTGGGATGCCGGTAAAGATTTTCTTATGTACGAAGGCGGGTATATAAACAAATCAGACTGGCAGAAATACGCTCGCCTTGATTTAGTATACTTTCAATCTGTCAGTCCTTCTGGAGACATCTTTTCTTGTTGGTTAGAAAAAGATGCCCCACTATAAAAAGTACATCGAAAATAAATGGTTTATAGTTCCTCATTGTAGAAACTATCAATGGTATTGGGGGTACCGAAAAGTAAGAATGGAAAAACTTCCACATTGGGAGAAGCAAAAACTTATAGAGAGAAATGCAAATGTTGAAAAGACAAACAATACCTGAAGTACTATTTCACACTCGAGTTCATAGTATGGTAGACGGAAAGTACCACTGGAAAGATGTGAGTACTTGGGATATTTTCGCAGGTAGAAAAATTCTTTTGTTCTCCCTGCCGGGCGCTTTCACGCCAACTTGCTCTACCTATCAACTGCCTGACTTTGAAAAACTGGCCCCAGAGTTCTATGCAAAAGGCATTCACGCGATTTACTGTATCTCAGTAAACGATACATTCGTAATGAATGCATGGGCAATGGCAAACGATTTAAAAGAAGTAAAAGTAATTCCTGACGGCTCGGGTATCTTTACTCACAAGATGGGAATGCTAGTATCAAAAGACAATCTTGGATTTGGACAAAGGTCCTGGCGGTATGCCGCATTAGTAAAAAACAAGGAGATTTTACATTCTTGGGTAGAACCTGGAATGGAGCCAAACGCAAAAGATGATCCTTATGGAGAAACCTCACCTCAAAATATATTAGGAGATTTAGATGAGTTACAGTTTTAATAAAAGCCCAGACTACAACAGTTCTGATAAAATCAATGTAGATATTCGAATTGAAGAAGATGACGTAAGTATAGAAACTATGTTTACTCAATTTAATATGTTTCTTCTTGCTTCTGGGTACCCTCAAGCGGATATTGATAAGCACATCTGGAATCTTGCAGATAAGATAGAAGATGAAGTAACAATCAAAGTTCCGCCGAAGTATAGCTACTCTGACTTATAATGTATCATTTGGTATACGATGATGACCAGATACATGGCATATATACTTGTGCTCATTACGCAGACTGTGCCTGTAGGTTTATCAAATCAAAAGATATTCCAAGTCCAAATCTTACCATTCGACAGTTGCATATGAATGAGGTAGATGGAGTAGATGTGGAGATAATATCAAAACTTCTAATGCTTAAACCAAGAGCCGAATGAGGCTCTTTTTTTATGATATGAAAAGCAAAAATATTTCTTGACAAAATTGTTACAAAAATGTTACAATTTTATTACAAAATGGTATTTTCCATTTTGAACTTTTAGTAAATTTGTCGTGATGACAACAGATTCGTCGGGATGACGATAGGAGAAAACGTATGAAATATATGATTGCAGCACTATGTTTAGTGTTTGTGGGGGCAGCATACGCAGACGAACAATCAGTAGTTGTTCGAGATAAAAACAATAATTATTATCTAGTAACGTATGATTGTGATAAAGTAGCAAAAAGTGCCAGGGTTAGGAACGTATCAGTAGGAGAACCTATTCTTATTCTAGACAAGCACTACCGAAAAAGGCAGTGCACTATCACAGATGTAAAAACTTTCGCATAACAAAAAGGGGCTTATCGCCCCTTTATCAGTTTTAGTAAAAGTGTTCCGGATTTAGTATGATAGGTATAAGATTCGGTGGACTATAGCCCGGGCCTTTCATTACTTTTCCATCTTCTCGATGTATAGGCTTACCATCCTGTCCCAGTTTGCTCATGTTACTACGATGAACCTCTGTATAACAAGTATCAAGATCAATCCCAAATGCATGACCGGCTCCGTAAGTAACGTACAGAATGTCTGTAAGTGCATCTGCGATCTCGACCAAGTTCTCTTTATTAAGTGCATCCAGTAACTCCTCCAACTCCTCGCGTATAAGTTCGTACCGCAGGTTTCTTGTTTTCTCTTCTGGTAATGTAGCTCGTGTATGTACATCTTGACCAAATGCCCTCATGAAATCTCTAGCTTTTTCGAAGTTTGTTGCCATTTACTCTCTTTCTCTCCCTAACTAATGCAGCACGCTTTGCTTTTGCTTTTGTTTCTGAAGGTTTTTCATAGTATCTACGTTCTTTATACTCAAAAACTCTTTCTGAGTACAAACGCTTGAAAACTCGCAGTGCTGCTTCAACATTATTATTTCTTACTCTAACTGTCATTTAATACCGCTTTTTTACGTTCAGCAGGAGGCAGTCCCCAGACTGTTCTTGCTTCCGCCTTGTGTCCTGCCTTGTCTACAACAAGCATTACACGCTTTCCTTTTATCCAAGCATCTACTTGGTTAAGTAGACGTTTCATGCCTTTACTAGTACGTGCTTTAGTATGCTTACGTTCGCCTTTGCTAGTGTAACCACCTTTACCCATACGCTTCTTCTTGCTCATAGTGCTCCCCTCTTTATAAAAGCATCATATTTAATATCTAAAAATTTTCCATAATCTGTAGTAATGTAGTGAGTGCTATTTCTCCACATTTCTACAAGTTCTGTATCAAAAAGAGTTAAAAACTCATCAAAGCTCATTCAGTAATTCCTAAAAAGAGGCAAGTAATTAAAAATATTGCGCTGATAACAAATGCTGTATCAATTATTAGTTCCATGTTTAAAATACCAACCTCTCTTTTTAAGGTAATAAACTTGTGATGTTATTGACTGTAGTGTTCGCTGTGGTAGTAGCTCCAGGAGCTTTTCTTTATCGACTGTATAGTAATTGTCTCTTAGTAAGATACGTTCTTGCACTGACCACGGTTTTTTAACATACTTTTTCATAGTTCTTATTATACGAGAAAATGACCTGGAAGTCAAGAGATATTTTTTACCTCGCTTCCAAAAAGTTCTTGACATTTTTGGTATCTTTTGATATAATATTCGCTATGAGATAGTTCCATTCCGAACTAAGTTACGGAGAAAAAATTGGCTACAACGGCTGAAATTGCAGTATTTGTGTTTTGCCTTATAGGGTGTGGCTACCATTGCTGGGCCCTAGGTAAACGTGAAGGAATAGAAGGAACTGTTCAGTACTTAATTGATACTGGTGTGCTCACAGTAGAGGACGAAGTAGAAAGTTAGTATAAAAACCTTTTGATTCGATGAAGTAACGAATTGACGGATGGACACGGGTTTGACTCCCGTCGCCTCCACCATAAGCGGTCTCGCAATCTTACATGGGTCTAGTGTTGGGTTGTACTTGGAGATAGACTCCCAAGTTTTAGAGTCTGCTTTTGATGGGGGCGTTTTGAATTCGACAGACGGACAAGGACATTATGGAGAATCGGTGCGGAAGCTACCTTAACGCAACAACCTTAATAAATGCCAACGACGACATTTATACTACTGCTATCGCTGCTTAATAGTTGACGAAAAGCGGGGTTCGGGGAGCCTGGCAACAGAATTCCCCATGTCTTTAGGAACCCCTATGAAACTATTAGCATTAGCTAGTTTACTTCTTACCCTTTCCTTTACTACAAGTGCTCAAGAAGCAGGAATGATCGAATTTGATGTTCCTCCAGGGCCTCTTGCGGGCAAAGCACACTGGTACGCTCTTCGGACAATGAAAGGGATAGAATATTGGGACAAACCAGCAGTTTTAAGTGATATTACAGAAAATGAGGATGGTACTTACTCTGTTTCAGGAGAACCTCCTATAAGTATTGCTTTAGTATTACACCCTCTTTGGGGAGACAGCAAAGACCCTTGGAGAGTAGCCCTAGATTGGATTCGACAAGCCGAACAACTATTCCGAAATAGTGGAGTACCTCTTCGATTTGTAGTAGAACATATAGAAACGAACGAAGATTTCCCAGATAGTAAAAGAAGTGCACATGATTGGCTAGAAGGAGAAAGAACCCGCTTAGTTAACACTCATGGTGTAGATATGGTTGTAGGACTTGCATATCATTTTTTTGGAGATCCTCTCTGCGGGGTCGCAACAATGGGAAGATACGATATTTATTACCCAGGAATTGTTTCTGTTTCAGGATGCGATGTAAAAACATTAGCTCATGAGATGGGACATAATTTCGGATTAAATCACGATTTTAAAACTGAAGAAAGAGGAAATACAGGATACTGTATTGTCGGAGAGTCGGGGTCAAGTGAAACTTGTTCTAAAGGAACAATTATGGCTTACTCTCAAACAAGAGTACCCTTTTTCTCTAGTACTGCACATACATATAAAAAAGACCTTTTAGGAATAGAAGGTAAAGATGCAGTAGCTTATTTAAATAAAGTAAAAACAGGAAGAGCTTTGTCTTATGAACTAAGAGCAGAGTATGATTCCTACTTAATACAACCAGACGAAATAGTCTCTTGTGAAGCTGTAATTACAGACTAGTCGTGAGACTATAACTCGTCGAGATGACGATAGGAGATACAATGAAAAATCAAAAATCACAGTTATTTCGCCCACTTAATACTATTGGAATCTATTTTCTAACAGTATGGGTTGGAGCGGGGATGTACTTCTCGCTAGCAGGAATGTAAATGAATAGAGATGCCGTTTACCAACAATTGATGATTGATGAAGGAGTGGAGTATAAAATTTATCAAGACCACTTAGGCTACTTAACTTTTGGAATCGGACAC